GCAAGTGGCGACGTTCTCGTGAACGTTACCGAAGAGATTCACGCAGTCAAGCAGTCTTACGGCATTCCCCATCTCGACCACGTCCCTGACCATGAGTTGACACCTTCGCGCATGGCAGGGCATGGCGACCTCGTCAAGTTGAAGAATGGTTCAGTCGGGATTGTTATAGATGTCGCGGAGGAATACGGACAGACAGTTCTCGCGATTGTAGTTAATAGCGGTCGCATCATCACGAAGCGCGTGCGATAGAGAGACATCACACGCCCCTATAGATAGTCAGCGGAGCCTCCGCGTCCACACAAGGGCGCGGGGGTTTTTCGCATCCCCATACCACATTTTTCCCTGGATGTCAAGCCCCTTCGTGGGGCTTTTTTTTGTCTGCGCCCTGATGAACCCCAGGGTTTTTTAAGCACACCCCCCTCCCACCCCCCACTATCTCCTAAAATATTTTCACCAGATGTAGGCTCTGACCAGGACTTTTGCTATAAATAAAAAAAAGTTGGGGTTACCCCCTTGAAACACGCCGAAGCTCTAGCCCCCTATATAAGTGTAACGGCGAAGTTCCACTGAGCCGTAAACGGCAGGCTAAATGCCTGCCGAGATAACTTATATGCTTTGGTGGGGATACCTTTGTCCAGACCCCTGTGGACCCCTACAGACCCTGGAGATGACTTGGAAAGAAATCTAACCCCTGAAGAAGCCAGAAAAGAATTAATCAGCTCGGTACGCCAAGGGCGCACCATCGCTGATGCCCTGAAAGTTGTTGGTCGCTCTCGCTCTTGGTACGACACACAACGGCGCGAAGCTGAAGGCTTCGCTGCCTATATTGATAATGCTCGGTTTAGAACTGCTGACCTGGCTGATGAAGCTCGCTCTGGTCTAAACGACTTCGCGAGCTTTTCTGAGAAATACCTGGGAGCCAAGGTATGGGACCACATGCTTAATGTGGTCGATATGTTGGAAGGTAAGGAACCTCGCTGGGTACACCCAGCTATGACTTACGAGAAAGGGTCGGCGGGACTAGCCCGCCTCTTGGTAAATGTTCCACCGAACCATGCCAAGACCATGACCATCACCATAAACTACGTGACCTACCGCGTAGTAAAGAATCCCAACATCAATGTCATTGTTATCTCTAAGACCCAAGAGCAGGCAAAGAAGTTTCTTTACGCTATCAAGCAACGCCTGACTCATCCTCGGTATGCAGACCTACAAGCTGCCTTTGGTCCTACCGATGGTTACAAAGCAACCGCCGACATGTGGTCGGCAAACAAAGTTTATCTGGGAGCGGATGTCCGCGAATCAGATGCCAAAGACCCAACCATTGAAGCTATCGGTATGGGCGGTCAAGTCTACGGTGCTCGTGCAGACCTAATCGTACTTGACGACGTGGTCACTCTCTCTAACGCGGGAGAGTGGGCTAAGCAGCAAGAATGGATTCGCCAAGAGGTTGCCTCGCGCCTTCCACCAGGTGGCGGGCAACTTCTTGTCGTTGGTACTCGTGTATCAGCGGTAGACCTATACAAAGAATTACGCAACCCACAGCATTACACGGATGGAATAATTCCGTGGTCATATTTGTCCATGCCTGCCGTACTTGAGTACGCAGATGACCCGAAGGATTGGAAAACCCTTTGGGCGAAATCAGAGCAGCCACTTACTGAGGATGATACCCCAGATGAGAATGGCAACTTTGACCGATGGACAGGACCGCGTCTAACAGCGGTCCGCAACGAGGCTGGTCCATCCAAATGGTCTTTGGTCTACCAAAACCTCGATATTGCAGAGAATGCAATCTTCGACCCGATGTGCGTCAGAGGCGCAGTAAACGGAATGAGAAAGTCGGGTGCGTTGGTTGCAGGCGCTGCTGGTCATCCCGATAATGCTCAGAACTTCTATCGCATTATTGGTATAGACCCCGCGATGTCTGGTGACACCGCAGCAGTTGCTTACGCAGTCGACCGCAGAACACACAAGCGCTATGTCATGGACGTTCACGTCATGAGCAGCCCCACACCTGCAGCGATTCGCACTCTGATAAGAGAATGGACCGATGCGTATAAACCGCATACAGTTATCGTCGAGTCAAATGCTTTCCAGCTTTTCTTGACCCAGGATGAGGAGATTAGAAACTTCCTATCCACTCGCGGTATTAACTACCGCCCACACTACACAGGTAATAACAAACAGGACCCAGAGTTTGGTGTAGCTTCTCTGGCTCCATTGTTCGGAACCGTCACTAAACGTGACGGCAATAATAATAACCTGAAGCATGCTGGTGACAACATGATTGAGTTACCAGACTCTTCACGCAATGAACATGTTAAAAAGCTTATAGAGCAATTGGTTGTTTGGCAACCAGGAGTTCAGGGCAAGAAGCTCAAGATGGACGCTGTGATGGCGCTCTGGTTCTGTGAGATTGTAGCCCGCGATGTTTTACTGACAGCATCCAATGTACCAAACTTTATGAATAATCAATTTACCCCACGTAAAGCGATTGAAGACAGGTACATAGTTAACCTAGATGATTTAGCTGCAGCCCAGCGAATAGCGAGATTGTGATAATGAGAGAACTTGTACAAGCATATGAGCAGATTAAAGCTCGTAATGCAGAGCGCGACAAGCGTATGCGCGATGTTGCCATGGTACGTGCAGGTAACGCCGACCAGGTATTTCGTGGTTTGTTCCCAGAAGGAACGTGGTCTAAACCTATTATCGCCAACCTGATTGATGTGGTTGCTCGCGATGTTGCTGAGCAGGCAGGTGTACTACCTACCATAACAGCAGCTGGTGATTCATCATTAGATGATAACCAGCGAACCAAGGCGGATAAAAGAACGAAGATTGCGAATTACTACGTCGCAGCTTCGCGTCTTGGTACAGAGCTACTGCGTGGCGCAGACCAGCTTGGAACATACGGTTTCTGTGCATTCCGTGTTGAACCAAATTTCAAAGAGAAAAGACCGCATATCCATGTTGAGAACTCCATGGGTGCGTATTATGACATGGATAGATTCGGGGAAGTATCTGTCTACTGCCGTTCGTATTATCGTAAGGCTGGCGATTTAGCAGCCAAGTTCCCCGAAGTCGCAGACAAGATTCTGCTTAGCAGTGCGTTCGGTAATCGTGCTGACAGTAACCAACTTCTTGAAGTTGTTCGCTGGACAGATAAGAAGCGCACTGTCATGTTTATTCCAGAGCGCGGAGGTGTCGTACTTGCCGAAACACCAAACAAGATTGGTCGAGTCCCAATTGCGATTGCTCAGCGCCCTTCGCTTGACGGTGAAGTCAGAGGCTCATTCGACGATGTTCTGCCAGTGTACGCAGCAAAAGCGCGTCTTGCTTTGCTCACTATGGAGGCTGTCCAAAAGTCTGTTGAAGCTCCTCTTGCTCTTCCCACTGATGTTACTCAGCTATCCGTTGGTCCTGATTCGGTCATTCGTTCGAACAGTCCTGAGAAAATACGTCGTGTAAACCTAGACGTACCACAGTTTGCATTTGCTGAGAACAATGTTCTAGCAGATGAAATGAAGTTAGGAACCAGATTCCCACAAGCACGTGCGGGTCAAGCAGAAGGTTCTATCGTAACTGGTCAAGGTGTTAAGGCACTTATGGCTGGATTCGATTCACAAATTAAAGTTATTCAATCAATCCTTGGTGAAGCTATTGGAGAAGCTATATCGATTGCTTTCGCAACCGATGAAACATACTTTGCTGAAGTTACTCGCGAAGTATCTGCAACTGCCAATGGAGTCCCATACAAATTAAAGTACAAACCATCAAACGATATCAACGGCAATTACGGAGTAACAGTTGAATACGGTTTGATGGCAGGTTTGGACCCTAACCGAGCATTGGTTTGGGGTCTGCAAGCAAGAGGCGACAAGTTAATCTCACGCGGGATGCTTCGTCGTAACTTACCGATTTCGCTCAATGCTGGAGAAGAAGAGCGACCAATTGACATTGAGGAGATGCGTGACAGCCTAAAGGCTTCTATCTCGCAACTTGCCCAAGCGATTCCTATGATGGTTACGCAAGGTCAAGACCCAATGCAACTTGTTGAAAAAATGGCAACCGTTATTGACGAGCGCAAGAAAGGAACACCGCTAGAAGATGCGGTAGCCAAAGCGTTCAAGCCAGAACCAGCACCAGAAACACCTGCTGCCCCAGAGATGGGTCAGCCAGAACAACCTATGGGTATGGGTGGCGAAATGCCACAAGGACCACAGGGTAGACCAGCAATGCAAGAACTTCTTGCAGGTCTAACTGGCGCAGGTAATCCAGTACTAGCAGGTCGAGTAACTCGACAAATCCCAGCATAAGGAGAAAAGAAATGGCATTTGGAAAACAAGGAAAAGCAGCCAAAGCACCAGTACACCCAGGACACCAAGGTAAGAAGAACGGTGGCAAGGGCGTAGGTCTTGGACAAAATGCAAAGCCTGCTGCTCTTAAGGGCATCAAAGGCAACAACAACAAGCTTAAGTAAGGATAAACATGGCGAAGAAAACAAAAAAACCATATAAGTTTCGCCAAGCCAGAAAAGACGCTAAAGCTGCAAGCAAGGGTGTTTTCGAAGGAAAAAAGCCTGTTGGAAGACAAGGCAAAGCTAAAGACACAACAGTAAAGCAAACCCTCGAAGAAAAACAAGCTCTCAGAGAATTAAGCGAAGCTAAACAACGTCAAAAAACTGGCAAGTCTGATTACATTATTGACGACAAAGGTCGTCGTGTTGAAGTCAAGGCTACCGAAACTCCACAAGAAAGAATGGCTCGTGACCGAGCTGCTGCAAAACGCGCTGCTTACGAAAAGTACCCTTTAGAAGAAGGCGGAGCTAAAAAATCAAAGAAGGCTTTTAAGCCACGTTCAACACAACCATCTGCAAAAGAAAAGCCAATGCCAAAAAAGCCTGGCAAAAACTTTGGTAAGTATGGCGCACTTGATGAATATGAAATTGAAAAGAATCTTGAAAGAGAAGAAAAGGCAGCAAAATCATCTGTAAAGAAGAAGTCAGTAAAGAAGAAGGCTGCTGTCAAACCAACTACTGAGCCAGCAGCCGAAAAGAAGATGACTCGTGCAGAGAAGTCTGCTGCTAACAAGGCTCGTTGGGCAAGCATGACTCCTGCAGAACGCAAAAACTGGAAAGCAAGTAAGTCAGGTGCTAAGCCTTCAGTATACGAATCAGCTCGTGCTGCAGGTAAGACACCAGCAGAGGCAGCTAAAGCAGCTAATCCAAATCTATTTAAGGAAAAGCCAGCAGCTAAAACAGCTGCTAAGCCTAAAGCAGCACCTGCTGTAAAAGAGCCAGCTGCTAAGCGCCCTACTCTCGCTTCCCTTAAGAAGAATGAGGCTAAGGCACTTAAAGAAGCAAAGGCACGTGTCGCTGCTAAGAATAAAGCTCTTGCTGATTCTGCTAAAGGTAAGACTCAAACACCAACAGCTGCAAAAGCTAAAGCAACTGCAAAGCCAGAAGGTAAGCCTGCAGTAAAGAAAGCGCCTGTAAAAAAGGCTGCTGCTAAGAAAGCTCCAGTTAAAAATGATGCAGCAAAAAAGGCTGCAGTAAAGAAGCCATCTGCTAAAGCACCAAAGAAATTTGGTAAGACTAGAGCTGTAGCAAAAGGTGCAGGATATCTTGCACTTGGTGGAGAACTTGCTAGCTTAGTTAAAGGTTCTACCGAGAAAGACTTTGACGAAATCAATCGCCTTGAAAGAAAGCTTGCTAACCTCACTGGTAAAGGTAAGAGCACCGCAACCGCTGCTCGTCAAGCAGCAGGAATGCAGTTATCTAACCTTGCATCTTTAGCAACTATGGGTTATGTTGGTAAGACACGTCGTCAACGTATGGACGAACTTAATAAACTAATTAAGAAAGCTAGTCCTAAAGAGCTTCGCTATGGTCCTAAAGGTGAATCACTTGTCCCAGGAACCAAAGCATATAAAGCAGGCTCTACAACAATGCCTAAGTATACTACATCAACTAAGAAACCAGATACTGGTGCAGGTGGTTCAACCATTACTGGTACATACACAGTGAAAAAGGGCGACACCTTGTGGGGTATCGCAAAGAACGCTGGCGTATCTCTAGCTGAGATTCGTGCAGCAAACCCTGCAATCATGAAGCGTAAGAAGTACAAGCAGGGCAACATGATTTGGTCAGGCACAAAGGTAAGAATTCCAAAGAAGTAGGTAACTAAATGTCAATGATGCAACCTTCGGGTCCAGGTAAGTTCGCAAAGCGAACTGACCGCCAGGGCGCTAAGCGAATTCCTAATGCTGCATATGGTGAGCAAAAGGAATTTCAAAACCAGCAAGCTGGCGCACCAATGGCAAAGTCACTAAATATGCCACCGATGAGAAATCCGATGGCTAACGTAATACCTTTATCAGCACCCAGCCAGCGTCCCAGTGAACCTGTGACTGCTGGCGTGGATGCTGGTCCTGGTCCTGGTCGAGAAATCCTAGGACTCAAATCACCGACAGATGTAACACTGCAGGACTTATCAAAGTTATCAAAGTACATGCCACTAATGATGCAGTACGCAGACTCACCACAATCTTCTGGAACCATGAAAGCTTTTGTTAGATACCTACGGAGTCAAACAGAATGAAGATACTCAAGAAGTTCGAGGAGAATCTCGAATACCTTGGGTTTGACATGGCTCCGTTGGCATGGGATATAGCCAAAATCCGCTTTGAGTCCGACGATGACCGATATGCAATGCTTGAGGAATTGACGGCTAAAGAGGAGGAGGCACAACCCAATGTCAATGTTCAGCCAATGGGATGACCCAAACTCCTACATTGAAAAAGACCAAAAGGTTCCCAAGTCATCAAAGATAGATAAGTTCAAAAAGAACAATATCGATGATGGAACTAAAGTCGGTGGTATTGAACAAGCTATCATTCCTAAAGTCGCAGGAGCTATTGAAGCTGGTAAAAAGAAGCCAGTCTTAGGTAGAGCAATTAACTTGGCTCTGCTTGGTCTTGAATTTGTTGGCGAAAAGATTGTTCAGCCTGCAACTCAAACAATTTCTGCTGCGCTACTCACACCGCAAGCTATGGCTGCTGGTAAAGGCGGGCTTACTGAAAGCTATCGCTACGCTCAAAAGAAATCTAAAAAGATTTCTATGGGTCAAGCGGGACAAGGGCTTGTTGGTCAAATAGCAAGTCCAGTGTTAGGTAAGGTTAGCGAAGCTACATTCTTACAAGAAGATTTTGATATCTTTGACAAACAACAAAGAGACAAAGCATTCCGTGATGAGTGGGCTGGCATCATTGCTTCAGGTGCAACTGACTTAGTAATTGCTGCGCTTGGAACCAAAGGTGCTGGTATAGCAGTTCGTGCTGGAACCAAGAAAGTTGTTGGTCCAAAGCGTATCGTCACTACAGATGACATGGATACGTTCCGCAATGAATTAAACGATGCGGTAGCGCAGGCAGCATTGCCTGCAGAACAACGAGCTAGAACTGGTCTTACCGTACTTGTTGACGATGCCGTCAACGAATCTAATCTTACTAAACTAGCAGCTAACCCACTTGTTGCTGAAACATCTAACCCATACCGTACAGCAACAATCTTGTCGCGGTTAGATAATCACCAAGATGTAGCAGATTATTTGCTCGCGGAGCGTGGCGATTCCGCTGCGTTTCAGCGTTTCTTTGAACGCCGTCCGCTAGAAGCAGACCATATTGATAACTATGGAATTGATAATGCTATACCTATAACTAATTTTGCAGGCGTAGGTCTTGATGAACTAGCACCAAATCTGATACAGCGTTATCAGAGAATCATTGATGCTAAGAAAGCTGAAGACCCTAACTTCGCACGTGCTCTTGATGACTTCATGGAGAAGTCACGTATGGGTGTTATTGAAAGCTATCGTCCAGGACGATACGCAGCGCTTGAATCAATCGGCATGGCTAAGAAGAAGCTACAAACTCAAGCCCTATATGGTGACCTAAAGATGTTCGGCAAAGATGCCGATGGCGGTTGGCGTACACAGGTTTATCAATCACGTCCTTATGACCGAGTTATCCGCGTTATTGCATGGACTGGCTCAGGTCGCCCACAAGGTTATATCAACATCTCTAACCCACGTAAGTTTGAAGCAGCCAACGATTTAGTATCAGACCTAAACCGTTTGCAGTTCCTCCGTGGTTCAGAAGGCGCAAAGTTTAAGCGCGACATGGTTGAAATGTTTCTTGACGCTCAAGATGATACTCAGCGAGCGCTAGCTCTTGGGCGTATCGAAGAGGAAGTTATGACTCGTCTTGCACGAGCATACGGAATTACCGACATGCAAGACATCCGTAGCGCACAAGATGCCATTAAAGAAATAACCAGATGGCATACTCGCATGAATCAGACTCGCGATAGCATCAAAGACTTTGCGGTGAAGAATGGATTTGTTCCAGAAGACGGAGCAATTAACATACAGAATTTCTTATCTGTTTCTAATGAAGCACAGAATATTCCAATGCTCGACTTCCGCAAGTTAGAGACTGAAGTTATCTTCAATGCTCGACGTATTGCTGGCAAGGGAGCAGATGTAACTCAAGCTCAATATCTTGGTGCTATTGCATCTAAAACAGCAATGAACATTGGTCAGTTCCTTGACCTAGCCAACATGGTATTCAGCAACCTGAACCTAATACGCTTGGCTTATATCCCAAAGAACTCGATGGTCGACCCATTTGCTCGTGCTTCTATGGCGCTAGAGTCAATGGAGTTGGTTAAGAATGCAGTTCCAGGAACAGATAATCTTATCTACAACAGCAGTTTGCTAGGTGAAAGATTTAAGAAATGGGTTCCAGGAACTCCTCAAGCCCAGGCTCGTAAACAGGCTAAGTCTGCTCAGTTCCGTGTTGAGAAGTATCGTAAAGACCTTGAGCCAAAGATTGCCGAATGGGAAACAGCTCAGGCTAAGTATGACGGTCTTGATGCTCAACTAGCAAAGCTAGTTGCTCAACGCGATAAGGCTAAAGCCAAAGCGCTGAAGAGCAAAGATGTCAACGTACAGAATAAATATTATGAACTTGAAGATGCGGTAAATGATTTAGAGCTTCAACTTACCCAGGCTTATGATGATATGGGTCGCTTAGGTGACCAAGTCAACGGTCTATCACAGTTGATTGAGCGCGAACGTGCTGACTGGGTTGAGTTTGCTACTACACAGGGAACGCTTCGCCAGAAAAAATTACTTGGTCAAGAAGCAGAAACCATTGAGGTCAACGGCAAGACATACACAATCCAAGGATTAGCTGACCCTAATGTTCGTGGCGCTAGCGCTTACATGGCTGAGCTTGATACCGCAACTAACTTTTATGCAGCCTCGATGCAATCTGAGATTTCTCGTAGGTTACGTGCCGATGGTTCACGATTTGTAAAGATTCCTCGCAGAAACCGCGAAGAGTATTTCAATGCGTTAGCACATATTGCTAACCGCCAGATTCGTAACGAACTTGACATGCCTGTTGGTATGATGATGCGTGGCGATAGCCAAGCTAGCATTTTGAAGTGGCTATATAGCCCAACAGGTAAAGAGTACAGACTTCGTATGGAGTCTAGGTATGGTCGCGAAATGAAACGTGATGACTTCGCTGCCTGGATTGATGATACTCAAGACAGATTATTCAAGATGTATCCAAGCGAAGACCTTCGCCAGATTATCCTTCAGCGTCCAGTAACTTATCAAGAAGTCGATTCTATGTTGTTTGGAAGACCAGACTTGCTAGATGAAATCGATGGACCAAGCCTTAAGTTGTCTGACCTAAACGGAACAGAAAAGACTTTAGCTCGTGTCGGCGGTGCAACAAATGCAGCATGGAGAGTCTTGGCTGCATCTGAAAACAGATTGGTTCGTAATCCACTGTTCTTGTCTTACGCTCGTGATGAAATGAAAGTCCTTATCAATGCAGCGCAACGGTCAGGAATTGATATATCTGACGCAGTAGTCAACAATGAAATTCGCCAGATTGCATATCGAAAAGCTTTAAGTCGAGTTGAAGAAACGCTATATTCTTCTCGCCGTCTAACCAACGGTATGTACGTGGCGCGTTATGCCATGAGCTTCCCCTTGGCTTTCTTCAACTCGCAAATAGTTGCGCTTCGCCTTATGGCTCGCAACCCGATGAATGCCTACTGGTACAACTCAATCATGCAGGCGTTCGATAAGTATGAGGCTTACGAAGACAAAGATGGCAACACTTACAAGTCCATCAAGGATGTTCCAGCAGGTGTCCAGGTATCAGTCAAGTATCCATTGCCGTTCGGTGACAAGCTACCAAAGGGCATCCAGAACGCCCTGAAGCCTTATACAGACCCTCGCGGTGGCGGTATTAGGTTTAACCCTAAGCAGCTTGAGTTCATGGTCGCAGACCCATCCATCTCTTGGTTTGGAACCGCAACGTTATCTGAGTTAATTGATGGCGGACTTAATACTCCTTTATGGAAAGTACATGGAGAAGATATTGCTACAGCTCTTCGTGAAACCCTAGGCGATGATGTTTATGAATCCAGCCTCTTGTATGGTGGATATCCAACTGAAGGTTCAAACATATTTGCAAAAGTAGGGAACACTATGGTTCCTGCGTATCTTGATTCTTTCTTTAATGCTATAGGTGTTAAAAGAGATGAAAGATTTACCGATGAGGTTTTCACTCAGTGGCGCAAAGGGTTTGCTGATTGGATAGCTAATGGCAAAGTCGGCGAACCGCCGACAATGGAAACTGCTGCTAAAGCAGCAGGCAACATGTCATTCATACGTACTGTTGTTCAATTTGCTGCACCGATATCGGCAAGCTTTGACCCAGTAACTCGTGCAGCAACTGCATATTATGCAGACCTTGTCGAAGCAGCTAACGGTGATTATGACATTGCCCAGACGTTAATGATGGAAGATTGGGATATTGATTCTCTAGCCTTGATTGGCTCTAATCGTAAGAATATTGCTGGTGCTGCTGCAACACTTAACGATATAAAGATGCTTCGCAATAACAAAAAGATTCTTGAATCTGTAGGTCGTATCAATACCAAGTACGCTGGAATGTTATCCAGTGGCTATGGCGACATAGCTGGTAGCGGTAGCGGACCAGATGATTACTCAACTGAGATTGCATCTATCTACAAGAGAATGAATTTCCCTGGTGGATTTGATAATCCAATCACCCAGAAGAAAACATCTGACGAATTAGAGAAAAGCACCCAGGCTCGTGTTGGCTGGGCTGAATACCAAAAGGCTGTTGACTGGCGCAACTCAATGATGTACCAGTACGGCATTGGCTCTACATACGAAACCAGATACGAAACAGTCGGAATCAAACGTATGTTTGATGAGATGGTAACAAGTATAGGTAAAGATTACCCAGGCTGGGTAGAAGAACGCGACGAAAACCGAAAAGATTACTGGAAGGGAACTATCGCAACAGTCGAAAAGATTGTTGATGATACTGACTGGAGAGCACATGCTTTCAATTCAGGGAGTGTCAAGTGGGAAGAGATAGCTTTCTGGGTAACTAAAGCTCGCGACTTCAAAGACCAGTACGACGCTGCAATAAATAGCGATGAAAGGAAGGCTGCATTGAAGGCACAGTTCTCACAGTTCCATCACAACTTCCTTCAGACAGCATCCGATGAATTCGATGCTTTCGCATCACGTTGGTTAAACAATATGCCAGAACTAGATACAGAATTCGTGGTGAATCAATGAAAGCTCCAAAGCGCGAAGATTATCCAAAAGGTAAGAAAGGTGATAAAGCCTTTCAAGATGCACGTATTGCATATCAAGAGTGGTTAAAAAACGAACAAAATAGACAGACTCAGATGGACCTTCCTGCCATTCAGCTTCCTGGATTAAGTCGCTCTCCAAGCGATGTTGAGGCAAAGCGTTGGTTTAAGTTTGTTGGCGCTAGAGCTAAAAAAGGAACACAGGCTCGTAAATACTACGATGACTTTGTTTCTGCACTAAAGAATGCTGGTGTTCCGCAAAAAGATTGGCAGTCTGTTTGGGATGATGCTATTGACTGGACTCAAACTTACGGTAACGATTCAGGCGGAAAGCCAATCAAATACCTTATTGGATGGAACCCAGACGAATATAAGGACGACACTGGTACTAAATACGGTACTACCAAGTCTAAGCAGACAACCACAACTGAGTACAGCACATCAGCTGCAGCTTCTGATATCACCGCTGCATATAAGTCCGAGCTTGGCTTTGAGCCAGGTGCAGCAGATATTGCTGCATACCAGAAAGTTGTAAACAAGCAGGCTAAAGGCGA